GTCAATCACGACATACGCTAGACCCACACCACGCATTGTATCTGGACGGTCAGATCCTTTAAGGTAGATCTTCCTGTCGTTTACTAAAGTTATGACAGCCGTATTCTCGTGTACAGCTTTGATAACCTCGTGACCAAGTTCTTTAAGAACCGACCACATAATGTCTTTAGCTTGCTGAAAGGTTGGAGCCACATAGAAGACATCCTTCTCGGTACTCTTTAATGCTTCAATGATGAGGGTCCAAGCAGCGAGACGAGACTTTCCAAATCTTCGTCCTGCAGCAACCACTTTAAAACGGTGACTATCATTAAATACTTCCGTCTGTTTAGGATGGAGTTCAACCCTTAGATTCGCCATCGGGGTCCTCCATATCAATTACTTCATAACCAATCTCTTCAGTTTCCCTGGCAGCTATCTGTGGCGTACCAGTGGTAACTATCTGAACTTGTATGGCATTACTTCTACCAGTCTTGTCTTTCTCAAAATGACTCAAAGGCAGTAGCCTATCGATACACATCTTGAGACAGGCCACCTGATCCTTCCATAGCCTTGCGGAGTACAGTCTCTATGACCTTCTCTCCGCTGGTGGACAGCAGTCGTGCATAAAACTCTTTGATTCTGGCAGCTTCACCTGGAGGTCTACCGACTACGCCTCTAGCTTTTTTTGCTAAAATCTCTTCTTTACGGGGTCTGCCACGTTTCCTTTTTACAGGGGACAGAGGTTCAGTGCTAGACACTAAATTCTCCTCTACATAATTCCTACATAGCTATGCAGTAGTAATGCATTAGGTATGTAGTAGATGTAACTTCTAAGTAAGACAGAAAATAAATATTAATTATTATTCATAGTTACCGCTGATACATTGCTTAAGCGATCAACTGCACAGATCTACATAATGTTTTTTACTATGACACCTATTATAGCATATTTTTTAGAAAAAGTCAAGTAGTTTGTACAAGTTACTACTAAATTTCTGTACCTTTTTGTAGGCAGTTGTCCAGATTCTCCTACAATTTTGTAAGTCATTGATTTATAAAGGAAAACCTATGGTGGGAATTCAACCCTATTTTGCCCTATTTAGGCAAGTTTCCAGCTATTTTATCCCTATTTTGCCCTGTCTTGTGTGTTGTATGGTTCATAACGCAGCCGTTGTCTGTGTTACCCCCTCCCCCGTGTCTCTAAAATACGACAATTATGCACCAATGCGGTGCTGCAACATGGCACGATTCTTGCATAGGCAATATCTGTGCCAATAGTCTAGAGCTATCAAGGACTGTCTAGCGATAGAGAAAAAGTATTTGACATGGACCATATCACCATGCTAAAGCCTAGGCCACCACTGTATAAATATACATTAGGGTTTCCCCTAATTGATTGATGCAATGCACAAGCGTAATATCCACTCATCGCAGGGCAATAGTGCAATGCGATAAACCCTGGAGGTTTCAAATGTTCGCAGCAATCAAGAAAATGGTGCAAGGCAAGAAAACCCTGGACAAGCGTGGCGGTAGATTCCTTACAGTCTACCTAGGGAATGGCAAGTACAAAAACGGCAAAGTACTAAAGGCCGGATATCTTAGGACCAAAGTACAGTTAGCGCAAGGCGGGATAACCCTAGTATCTAATCGGAATATTGACCTCGTAGCCACTGATCACGAATTAATCAGGGTTTAAACTAGGTGACTAATCCAAGAGGATCTGCTAAGATCCTCTTCAGTTAGTCAATTAGTGGAGGTGCTATGCTGTCTCGTACTAGTAAACTAGGCTGTCTGTCCTGGTCACTGGAGGCATTCACTACGTGTCATGGGGCGCTTAACCCTGATGGCAGTATTGTTGATGCTTGCCAGGTATGCTATGCCAGAGGTGGGTTTTATCATATGCCTGATGCTAAGGCATTGCGGGATCGTAATCGTGAAGATTGGAAGTCTAGCGATTGGGTGTCTCGTATGGTCAAGGCATTGCAACGCCAAACGCATTTTCGATGGTTCGATTCTGGCGACATTGTATCAGTGCGCCTGGGCGAGAAGATCCTCGAGGTATGCAAAGCCACGCCACACGTGCGCCACTGGCTACCGACTAGGACCTATAAATTCGCTAAGTATAGGCCCATTATAGAGGCACTAGAGGCACTGCCGAATGTAGTAGTGCATAGGCCCATTATAGAGGCACTAGAGGCACTGCCGAATGTAGTAGTGCGTTATAGTAGCGATAGCATTAATGGGGCCACTGTAGAGGCTAAAAATAGCTCTACAATCGTGCCAAACGCTGGCGCTGGTATAGGCCACGAATGCCCTGCATATAAGCAAGGCGGGAAGTGTCTAGACTGTCGTGCGTGTTGGGCTAAGGACGTGCCTGTTATCTCGTATCCTTATCATGGGGCAAAGTCTAAGATCATCAAGATCCTGGCAGTAAAGTGAGTGCTAACTAACATGAAAAAAATAGTAGTTGATTGTATTGCAGGGTTATTGTTGACAGTAGTCTATTTTATGCTAGTATTCATTGCAGGCACTAACTAGGAGCTATTGTGGGTAAATTAGTAGAGCTACAAGGTATCAAGATTTTTACCAAGCTAAACCTTACCGCTGATCATTGGGAATTTTATCACATTGATGGCAGGGAAGAGGCGGCAGTATATTTAAATCGAGACGTTGAAAGCTATCTAGAGCGATACGGTCCTACAGATATTACACAAGTGCTGAAGCCATACAAAAAATGGGGTGCTACAGATTCTGAGGGCTACAATACTCTTGCCTGGGTTCTGGATCAGTTAGGTATAGATTCGGACTTATACGTATAGGAATTATCATGTCATTGATTGGATTTCAGAAAGCTAATCCTAGGACCTATGAGTGGGAGCGCAGGGATTGTGTAGTACGTGCTAGTAGCATTGCTACTGGTATACCATATCCAGAAATGCACGCCAAGTATAAGGCCGCAGGCAGGCAGGATCGAAGAGGCACTTCAGTATTTTTAATTTCTGAGGTACTTGACTTTGAGCAGAGTATTGTGGCAGAATACAGGCATAATGCATGGACTCTCAAAAAGTTTTTGTCTATTTATAACAAGGGCAGATGGGTTATGTGCAATCGCAATCATGCATGGGCTGTCATTGATGGCGTAGTGCATGACCAGGGTGAGATTGGTAGTCGGACTAGAGTTTTATGGGCATGGAGGATTAAATAATGTTTACTAATGAGCTTAAAAAAGGTGACAAAGTTAGATTAGGTAACGGCTGGGATGCTATTATCTGGGACAACAAGAAGGGCGATATTCGCATGGCTGAGGTGCATGGATTCTTTACAGAGATTGGTAGTGTGTACTCACATGATATCATTGCTAAGTACACAGACTCAGGGTTAGTACCTATTGAACATACCAAGAGCCAGCTTAAACTACGAGATCGTATTGTGGAGTTTGGATAATGATAGGCTATAAATTATTTCGTAAGCGTAAGGATGGCACGCTAGGCCCACTGTTTATTAATCGTAAGCAGCGCCTTGTTCCTGGTGAGTGGTATGAATACCAGCCTTTCCTGACTCCAGGTTATGCGTTTCGTCCTGGCTGGCACATATGCAGTGAGATGAAAGCGCCACACCTACGCCAAGGTGGTGATCGTGTCTGGGCTAAGGTAGACTTCGAACCAATGGATAGAATTGAACGTCCAGAATCACAGGGTGGAGTATGGTATCTTGGATCTTGGATTAAAATATTGGAGGTGTATAATGATTGACAACGAAACAAAAACAACGTACACTCTTGAATTGTACAAGGAAGACAAGCGGTATAACAAAGGACATAGGATGGTGTACAAGCAGGACTATAATAATATTACCAAAGAACAAGCTGAAGATATAGCAAATGATTTAGTAGCTGTAGGCATTGGTCATTTTTATAAAATCCACTTGACATTTGTTACCAAAAAGAATTTACTATCTGGTATAGAATTTCAAGAGCGTTACGATACACCATACTATTGTTCCCCTTCATCAGAGGCTTATTGGAGTTCATAAAATGAAGCAGCGTAATTATGTTGCTAAGTATGCACAGACAAGCGGATCAGGTAGACACAAACGAAAGGACAAGTCTATGAGCTATAAAAATCAGGAAGACTGGGTACACATTGATGATTACAATGATGAGATCCAGAAGTTAGAGGATCGTATCAGCGAACTGGAAACAGTTAATCGCGATATGCGCGATGATGAGGTCACTGTATTGTCAGACATCATGTTGATCAGGGATCACTACTCTGACTATAGTGATGTCAAGGAAGAGCTAGACTACATCATCAAGGCACACGATCATAGCGTAAGACGTAAAGCTCAAGAGTACCTGATGAAGGCGTACCCTAAGCGAACCTGGGGCGAGGACCTGTGGGTAGCAGGAGACTTACTTGAGCAGCAGATTGTTTGACCTATGGCTAGTTGGCTGATCGCTGTTATTGGTGTTGTTTATTTGGTGGTGTCAGTTGACCTACTAATTAAGGGACAGACTGGCCTGGGCATTGCCTTTGCTGGCTATGTCATAGGTAATATTGGACTAGCTATGGAGGCTATGAAATAATGTTGACAACCCTAGTAATCTTTGCTATTGTTGGCGTGATAGCCATTCTAATTGGCATACATGAGGATCGTAATGACTAAACATAGAGTATCTGGTGTTCCTTATGAGGTAGACCTAATAAACAATTACATGGATCTACTTGATCAGAACATTGATAGAGGAGACATGATCGCAGAGCTAGAGCGTGAGAACTTTATGCTCAGGGCCAGGATAGATAGACTAGAGGAAGAGTTAGGAAGGTATAGAGATGACGGTAAGTAATGAAACTGTAGTACTAAGTACATTAGAAAAACGGAAGGCGGCATTGGCTAAAGCCAGGGCTATAAAGAAAGAGAACCCAGATCTTATACATCGGAAGACTGTAATTCAGATATGGGAACTGGACAAGAGCAGCCTACGCAAGAGCATCAATGCCAAGTGTTTTGATTGTTCGAATCACCAGAAGGAAGAGGTAGCTAATTGTACAGTCAAGACTTGCCCATTGTGGGAAGTACGGCCTTGGAAATAGGGACAGACTAAGATGAGATGTGTATCCTGTAACGCATTGTTGACAGACTTCGAGGCAACACGTAAGTCAGCACTCACTTCTGAGTACATTGACTTCTGTAACCATTGTTTTAGTAGTGTTAGTGAGTACGTACATACGATTGAGAGGGCAGATTTAGCGCATGATGAACACGAGACAGAAGGTTTTGACGATGTTGATAGTTGTGATCTGGATTCTGTGCTTGACATTGATGACGAACTATGCTAAACTATCTCTACATAGTTACTAAGTAGTAAGATTATTAATAATTATTCTTTAGAAGAAACTAAATAGTATGGATGATCAACAACGATTTGAAGCTGAGACAAGCCAAGAAGCAGCCTACTGGTTTACTGTCTGTGACTTTGCTGATCTGTCCCTAAATCATGGGCTAGACAAGATGCTCCAGGATGTGTTACAATATAGGCAGAAACTTTTGAAAGGAAAGACCAATGGGTGAGCAGCTAAAAGCACACCAGCCATGTCCAGATTGTAATAGCTCTGATGCACTGACGTACTATGACTGGGGTAGCAGGTGTTTCAGTTGTGGTAAAGCTACTAGGTTTAAGCGTGACGAAGAGCCTACACAAACACTAACTAAGGTGAATACTAAATTGACCAATGTCCATGAGTTGTCGTATCAGTCTGTTGTAGAAAGGAAGCTAACACGTGACACTTGCATATCATACGGGATTGGCGTTAAAGACAATAGCTACTATTTTCCTTACTACTCTGGCGATTCTCTTGTAGCGTTTAAGAAGCGCAATGTATCCGATAAGCGTTTCAGTGTCGAAGGTGACTGGCAGAAAGGAACCCTGTTCGGTCAGCAATTATTCTCAAAGGGAGGAAAGTATGTCACGATTTGCGAAGGTGAGTTCGATGCTGCGGCAGCGTATCAGATGTTGGGTTCTAAATATCCTGTGGTCTCTGTTAGGAATGGTGCAGGTAACGCAGCACAAGATATCAAGGCGAATTATGAATGGCTCGACTCCTTCGAAAATATTGTTATCTGTTTCGACAATGATGAGGCAGGCAGACTCGCTGCTAGTCAGGTGGCTGAGATCATTGGAACTAAAGCCAAGATATTTAAAGGAACCAAAGACTACAAGGATGCCTGCGAATACTCACAAGACTCAAAAGACAAAGAGTTCATAGACGCATGGTGGAGAGCAGAACGATACACACCTGATGGAATCATTGACGGTGCTGGACTATGGGATCTGGTCAATCAGCCTGTCGAGAGGGCAAAGGTTCAGTATCCTTTCACTGGTCTGAATGATCTTACTTACGGTGTGCGAGAAGGCGAACTAGTGACGATCACTGCTGGCTCTGGTCTAGGTAAATCACAATTCCTGCGTGAGATTGTGTATCATATCCTGCAGAACACTGATGAGAACATTGGTCTGATGTTCCTAGAGGAATCAGTTAAGCGCACAGCCAAGAGCATTATGAGTCTATCAGCGAATAAGCCGCTACATTTACCAGACACAGAGGTGACTGATGAAGAACTACGAAACGCATTTAATAACACTCTTGGCACTGGCAGGGTTTTTCTATTTGATCACTTCGGCTCTACTGCTATTGACAATATTATTAACAGAGTTCGCTATATGGCAAAAGCTCTTGAGTGTAAGTTTATTTTTCTTGATCACGTTTCTATTGTTGTTTCTGCTCAAGACAACGGCGATGAGAGGAAGGCACTAGACGAGATTATGACCAAGCTACGGATGATCGTGCAGGAGACAGGCATTGCCTTATTCTGTGTCTCTCACCTGAAGCGGCCAGATGGTAAAGGACATGAGGAAGGTGCAGCTACCAGTCTGAGCGCACTACGAGGCTCAGGATCGATTGGTCAGCTATCTGATATGGTGCTAGGTCTGGAGCGTAACGGACAGTCTGAGGACCTTAAAGAGCGTCACACCACCAGGGTTCGAGTGCTGAAAAACAGATTCAGTGGATTGACTGGTCCTGCCTGCAGCCTTTACTACGATCGGATCAGTGGGCGCATGACAGAAACCTTTGAGGATACATCACTATGAGCCATCCTGATCAAGCATTTTCAGATAAGACATACTCACAATTTGGTGAGGACTTGATACTACTGAATGTATTTGCTAAGTTGGGTATTGAAAGAGGTAGATACTTTGATGTAGGAGCACACCATCCACACAACATCAGCAACACTGCGCTACTATATGAGCGTGGCTGGCGTGGTGTTTGCATTGAAGCTAATCCTAATCATATAAAAGCATTTGAGGAGGCTAGGCCAGAGGATAATATCCTTAATGTTGGTGTGGGTACTATCACTGGTGAGATGACTTTCTACATGATTGATCAGTATTCAGGAAGGAACAGCTTTGATAGGTCAGTGGTTGAGAGGTTTGTAGCAGAGCACCCAGAGTTTAAGATCACTGAGCAAAAGTTAGTGCCTGTTGTATCTCTTGAGTCTCTCTTCATACACTTTGGGACACCAGACTTTCTATCAATTGACATTGAGGGATTAGACTACGATGTGTTAGCACACTCACTTGTATGGCGCAAGCCAAAGGTTGTTTGTGTAGAGAACCACGGCAAAGAAAGGATGTTCGATGACTTGCTAAAACGCCTAGGATATGATAAAATATTTAACACAGTAGCTAATGGAATCTACATCTATGAGGATCGCTCTTGACATTGAAACAAACAAAGCACACAACATTATTTGGTGCTGCTGCACATACGATTTAGACACAAAGGAAGTTAAGTCATGGACGGAAGCAGGAAACTTCAGAGAGTTTATCAAGAAAGCAACATTGATAGTGGGACACAACGGGATCAGCTTCGACTTTCCGATATTGAACAAACACTGGAAGACCTCGATAACAATGTCCCAGGTGCGGGATACACTGGTTATGTCAAGACTATCAAATCCGACAAGAGACAAGGGGCACAGCCTTGGGAGCCTAGCAAGTCTAGTAGGAAGAACCAAGAAGGAGTACGAAGATTTCGATGGAGGCTTAACTCCAGAAATGGTTGAGTACTGTAAGGAAGATGTTATTATATGTGGTGAGTTGTATCAC